AAGTATTAGACATTTTCAGTACCTGGAATTGGTTGAGGCTGAAATGGTAAGTTTTCATTTTCATCTGCTTCTTCTCTAGTAATCATATGTAATGTCCATTTTAATGCATTTATATATCCATTATTGTAATCATGATGATTAGACTTGTAAGCTTCAGTCTGAAACTCTAAAGATTCAACTAATTCACTAAATATTTCGTCTTTATGACGAACAGCTATTGTTGATTTTGCCATTTAATACTCCTTTATTACAATTAAATAAAACACAATTAAACTAATTATTAATAGAACTATCCCTGTGATAGCCATTATCTATCTTCCTTTATTTCTTTTACTTCTTCAATCTGCACATCGTAATCATAAAAACAATTACGAGCCATCTCTTGGGGGTCAGAACTATTTTCAATTAAATCTCTAGCTTCATCTTCACATTCAGCTTCTACTCCAATAGTACCATAGCATAAGATATTCCAGTCAACTGCGAACTTTTTCACTATTTATTTCCTTTTTAATGCACCAAGCATCAACAAGATGCTCGGCTATGTTACGAGAAATGTCTTTATCTTCCATTAACAGTTGAACACCAACTGTTTGCATAGACCAACCAAATTCCTCAAAGATTTCATCTAAATATGGAAAGGCAGTATCAGCCAATCCATCTACTATTATATCGGTTTCTGTTATTGTACTCATAATATTTACCAGAGGAGTAAGAAACAGCTCAATTTTAGGTCTCTCTTTTCGTATACGAGGCTCCTCCTCTGGATTTTTACAGTAAATTTTTCCCTTCGTCTGACTGTCACAGACTGTACCAACGTCCCATACTAAAACATTATCAACTTAGCCAAGACTCTTAATTCATTTGGCTATACTGGAACGTCTTCCGTAGTCTAGTTTTAGTTTTATAGGGATATATGGTAGAAAGGGATAATTATACTGGTTAAGAGGCGTTTTGGAGAATTGGTAATCCAATAAAACACTTCGAGATTTTATTTGGTATGTTTCAACCTTGCTCTTAACGTATTTTATTTCGTGTTATAGCTCTCCAATACCAGAGGTTAACAAAGTGTCTAGCACCTACCTAACATACCCTGTCTATTTACGCCACCGACTCATTTTAATCTTAACCAGTAATTATTACCACTCTCTGGTAACTTGACTAACAAGCCATTCTTCTTCAGTTGGAGTGTTTATTTCTCTGAATTCGGTATGTTCAGCACAATCACCACACAACCCATACCAAATGCTTTCATATTTATGCATTTCATATAATGCTAACGCTCCACAACATTCGCTTGTATAATACATTATTCATCCTCCGTGCCAGGAATTGGTACTGGCTGAAAAGGTAGTTCTTCTTCTTTTTCAGTTTCCTCTAGACCTAATACCCATTTTAAAGCTGTTGTGTATCCATCTTCGTATTCAGATTGAAGACCAAAATCAGTGCTCTGTAATCGACCTGCTATATCATCTAAATAATTAATGAGATTTGTTAATATTTCATCTTTGTGTCTTACAAATATTGATTGTTTACTCATCTTTTACCCCTTATATCTATTTCATTTTTCTAAATAAATTTAATGCTAATTCAAAAGCATCTCTTTGAGCCATATACCAAAGACGTTTTCTTTTATATTCTTCATACATAAATTCGTATCCTTCTTTGTATATCTTCATCATTTCATTATTATCCCAAGACTTACCGCCTGCATTGTCATATAAATCCTCTAATTCATCTTTTATTTCTTGTAAACTAAGTTTTTTTTTACTCATCGTTTACATTCTCCTCTATCCAATTAGCAATCTCATCAAAGTCTTTTCCTTTATCATCGTTTAAATCAAGTATTTTATTAGAGAACTCTGTTCCAGCCAATAGTTCCCTAGGAACATTATAAGATATATCACATTCATCATTAAAGAAATCCCAAGTAAGGCGTTGTTTTTGTTCAAGTATCTCATCAGGAACACCACTTACTGCATTATACGCAACACCTAAAGCACAGTAGCTTCCATCAAACAAAAGATAAGTGTCTCTTTGGCAATAATTATCGCTCCTAAGAGCCTTTACCCACGCTTTTATATAACCTTTTGGTAAACTATACATTTTTACTTCTCCTTTATGTTAATTATTACAAAATACTTTAGGGGGAAATACATCCCCCTTAGATATAAACTATAGCATCCACCAAAACAGTCTAATCATCAATAAAAATGCTACGATTGTTACGTAGCCTACTAAGGTGTATTCCAACACCTCAAACATCTTATTCACCATTCGCCAAGCGTCTAGCTTCAGCAATCGCCTCTACATATCCTGGAAATCTTGAACGTTCTACGTCAACAAGACGACCGAACCATCCTTCAAATATCCAGAAGTGGTCTGTTACAGCTTTTAGTGCCATAATAAGCTCCTTTTATGGGTTTCTTCCGTGACTTTCGCCACGTTTTTAGTGCAGGGATTAAATGCTTATGTAGGACACACAAGCATTCTTAGGGCGACTACTCTTACATAGCCTGAGATTGGCGTAATTTGGCAAACGCACTAGAGTCATCTCTCGATGGATTCAGGGTCTGACCTACATACCAACCATACTTCGTAGCTTTAGACTTAATTACGCCATTGAAATGAGCGAAGAACTCAGTCAATAAAGACTTTGCCTCATCAGCACGAGATTCATCCTTCAAGTAGATTGTTACACTCGAAGAAGTATCTATCAATGACTGAAGTTCATCAGAAGAATAAGAATCAAGGGGAATAATATTCCCACGATTATCCCTATTCAACACTTCAAGCCTACCACGATTATCACCACTTAATCTAATGTCCATAATTATTCTCCTTTATTATTTATTATGTCCTTTTGGAGCAAGGGACCCACTAAGGTTGCCCTCGGCTGTGAGGGATGTAACGTAATGAACGAAAAGTTTCAACGTGAAAAGGTGCCCTAGGCAACCTTACGTGGGGGGGTGGGATTACCATATATTACCCACACGCATTCTACACCCAATTTTCAAAATTGACTTGAGAGCTCCCCCACCTGGAAATGTAGTATTGCCTATGAAATTTGAACGTTGGAATGAAGAAACAGGGCAATTTGAGCTCGTAAAAATGACCCCTGATGAATATGAAGAGATGTTAATCAATTTCAGTATTGTAGACGTAGAATGCCAAATATCTGACCGTATTAAGTTTTTGAAGGACATTGATGGCAGGAGTTTAGAGACCATTGATGAGCTAATGGCTCTTTGTGCAAAAAAAATACCAAAATATGATTAAAAAACCCTTGCATCATAGTGCCTTTTGGTTGTTTTTTTACAGTAATGTATACATTACAGTAGTAACTCTACTGTATTTTTATATACACTACTGTAATAACATATACAGTAATGGATACATTACAGTAGTAGCAGTTTTCTCACTACTACTCTCTAGGGGGTGAGAATTGAGAATCCTTGAATCAGAAGTGCCTCCTAAAGTAACCTTTAAGAAAGGGCACAAGCATCCTGAGGATAAGATTGTATTTTATAAAGATACTGCAATGACGTATTATGACTGGATGTTGATGGGGTTGCAGTTTTTCCTGAATGAAGAGAGAATATACCCAAGACCACGTTTCCAAGGTGGCTATTATTTATTAAAGGCATTCATAGAGATTTGTTTAAAGGGACGTATGTGCCCTAAAACCCTTAAAAAGTATAAGATTCCTTATGGACTTGATAACAAGACGATTAAAAGTTAATGATTGGAACGATGTCACCTATTTTGTTCATACAGAACAAGAGGCGATAGACCGTGAATTGGAGTATGTGTACTGGAAAGAGGCAAAAGAAGGGGATTTATGCCTTTCAGACGATGGATATGTGGCAGAATGCATCCAAAGGCAGAAATATAAGGACGCAGAACAAATTGTAGTGCCTTATGGAAGAATGTGGATATCTGATAGAGCAAAACTAACCTATGAAAATCATCGAGATACAGGAGAATATGGTCAATGTGGGACAATGACTTGGGAAGAGAGAGAAAGTCGCAGGACACGTACAAAAAACGCTGTAAATGTCTATGTGCAGATGATGATGCAGACTGGGAAAATAGATTGGAACCAATTAGGGAACATTTATCGCAAAGACCAGGAAAAACCAGACCTTACTGCGAAAAGATTATTTAAAACAGAGAGTGTAAAACGAATGGTTGATAAAAAAATACAAGAATATTTGAATGATAGGGATATGAATCAGGGAGATGTCCTTGATATTATCTCGGAAGCCATAGAATTGGCTAAAAAGAACGGAGACCCTAGCAATATGCTACGTGGGGCAGAGCAATACATCCGAATTATGGATATGTTGCCTAATAAGAGCCAAATAACAGATACGGTACAGATAGATGTAACGAAAAAGATATTAGATGAGATAGAATCAGAAGAATCTCGACAACTGAAACTGGAAAGGAAACAGGATGTACAATGAAACTAGAGTTAATCATAGACGAACCAAGCCTAAAAAATCCAAGCCCAAAAGAAAAAAGACACGTGATAATCGAAGCAAACGCAAAGGATACTAAAAAATTAGATTCTTTTATGAAGGTAATGCAGGATGTTGCGGAAGATATGGGTTTACGTGCTTATTTGGATACAAGAGAATATTTACTGGGAAAAGATTATTAGGGTGTTAAATACTTAATATGTATTCAAAGTGGATTTTCTCTCGACAAGCTCAAAAAAAAGTGGGTAAGTAGTGTCCCACAATGACTACAAAAAAGGGAAACTACTCTCCCATAATGCACATTGGCAAGGTACTTCCCACGAATTATATAGTATGATTCAGGAATTAGAGGAAAAAGTAAAAAAGTTAGAAAAGAAATGGAAAAGAAAGACCAAAAAAGGGTACTTCAGAAACTAAGGACAGATATGATGCTATTTGGGAAAGTATGTATTCCCAATATGTTTTCAGCTAAATCTCCTGATTTTCATTATGATTTAACAAAACACATAATGAACTACGATAATAAGCAGATAAACATCATTGCTCCTCGTGGTCACGCCAAGTCTTCTATTGTAGGTGGTATTCTGCCAATGCATCATTTATTTTTTGGAGAAGGAAAGAAACTGATAGTATTATGCTCCAGAACGCAGGACCACGCAGTAAAATTACTGGGATTAATTAAAGATACATTGGATTATAGCGAACAATGTAGACAGCTATTTGGATATTGGGGCTCTCATTCAGCAAAAAGCTGGGCAAAGACAGAAATAGAACTGAAGGATGGGTCTATGGTGATATGCAAAGGGACAGGTCAGCAGTTACGAGGAATAAAAATAGGGAACCAACGTCCAACGCTTATTATCATTGATGACCCTGAGGATGAAAACAACACCAAAACAGCCGAGGCGATGGAATCTAATCTCAGATGGTTACTGCAATCGGCTGTTCCTTCAGTTGACCCACGTAAAGGGAGATTGATTGTGATTGGAACTCCTCAGCACGAGCGTTGTATGGTGGAGACTTTAAAAGAGATGAAAGGTTGGAAAAATTTATCCTATAAGCCAGATATAGATAATGGGGTGGCATTATGGGAAGATTGGTGGTCGATTAAAAAATTAAAGCAGAAAAAAGAAGAATTGGAGTCTATCAATAGGCTTTCGGTCTTTTATCGTGAATATATGTGTGAGATTGTGGGAGACGAAGACCAATTATTCAGAGCGGATGATTTTCGGCATTATAAAGGGAAAGTATGGTTAGATAACGATAGAAATGCTTATTTAGAGATGGAAGAGCCTGAAAAGAAACAAATTCCCATAAATATTTTCACAGGAGTAGACCCTGCTTCCAGTACAAAGCAAACGGCAGATTATAGTGTGATATTCAATATAGGTGTGGACAAAGACGGAAACAGGTATGTGTTGCCATATTACAGGAAGAGGGCTACTCCTCTGAATTTAGCTGAGGCGATAGTAGACAATTTCCGTAAGTATCGTTCCCAAAAGACACGGATTGAGAGCGTTGGGTATCAGGAGATGTTGCGAGAATATGTAATAAAACGTTGTGAGGATGAAAATTTATTCATTCCTGGCTTAAATGTGAAAGAAAACCCTCGAAACTCAAAAAGCAGAAGGTTGGAAAGCTTACAACCTATCTTTGCAAGAGGGCAGGTTCATATTCAAAAAGATATGCAAGACCTCATTAATGAATTGTTGCTATTTCCTAGAGGAAAGCACGATGATTTATTAGATGGAATGTACTATGCAAACAAAGGGTCTTATACCCCTCATCACGAGACAAAAGATGAAAAAACTCCCATTTTAGGATTATCTGCAAGAAAAGTAGTGGATTGGATGACAGCATAAGCATAAATGACTTGTGGCTTGGTGCTATCACGAGGATAGTTTTCATACAATTTTATGCCTATTAATGTTCATCCAGAAGTCCAAAGGTCAGAAGACCTTTTACGAGAATATCACGGACAACGCTCAGATTGGGCAAGTCAGGCAATGGAAGACGATGAGTTCAGGAACAGTTCCCAATGGACGGCTGACCAAGTAAAAGTATTAAAAGGAAGGGCACAAAGTCCAATTATAGACAATGTAGTCCATCCAGCCGTTGAACAGGCAAAGGCACTCCTTACAGCAAACAAACCCAAGTTCCAATCAACAGGTAGAGAAGATAGCGATACAAAGGTTGGAAGAGTCTTTTCTGATATTATGTCCTATATCTGGGATATATCGAATGGCAATACAGAATTAAAGCAAGTCATTGACGATTATTACGTAAAAGGGTTGGGTGCTTTATTTGCTTATATAGACCCTATGATGGATTTTGGTAGAGGAGAAGTCTGCTTTAAGTCCGTAGACCCTTTTGATTTATTTATTGACCCAGCATCAAGAGATACATTTTGTAGAGATGCGAGCAATATTATTATTTCTAAAACTTTAACAGGAGAACAAGTACGCAATGCGTATCCACAAGTAGTAAAAAGCTCTAGTGAAGGAGGAGGAACTCTGATTTCACAAATGGTAGAGAGTATTAATGACTATTATCCTTCAAATAATAGAGACTCCTCTGAATTAGACCAAAAAGTTGGTCCTATCGAAGATTCAAACCAAACAGATAGTAAAACATTCCAAGTAATAGACAGATATGAGAAGGTTCAATTACCATTCTGGCATTGTGTAGACACAACCAATGGAAATGAATTTATACACGCAGATGCCGATTATCAGGAATTTTTGCAGTCTCCAGCCTGTATTGTCCAAAACTCTCAAGGGATTGAACACGTTACGGATAAATATAAGGTACAAGAATTAATAGGAATGGTGGAACAGCTAGGAGAAGTGTTCCATATGATGATTGACCAACAAACTGGGCAACCAATGCCTATGCCTGGAGAAGAGCACGAAGGTGCAGTTCCAGGTTCTACCACAAAAATCACTATCGTTTCTATAGCAGAATTAGAGGCAGAGGGAATAGTAGTTTGTAATAAAGTACTAGTAGACAGAATAAAGCGAGTGCTCTCTATTGGACGAGTTATGATTGCGGTGCAGATTATGGATATTGAAGAATATCCTATTGTTACCCTGATGAATAGGCATAATAGAAATCCATATCCAATGAGTGATGTGCGATTTATTAAACCAATACAGGAATATATCAATAAGATTACTTCTCTTATTATTGCTCACGCTAGTTCTTCTACAAATACAAAGCTGTTGATACCTAGAGGTTCAATGAACAGAAAACAGTTAGAAGAGGAATGGTCAAGAGCTGGGACTGGAGTAATTGAGTATGACCCAGAACTG